TGACTGCTCTGCATGCCATTCAGCTGCCTGCTGGTGTGACTTGGCCATATCTTCGTGCCATGCCTTCATAGCATCATGCTTTCTTTTGACAATCTGAACGTTGTCATACGGTAATTCAATAATCATTATATTCTCCTTATTTACTACTCTTAGGATGACCTTTTGGTAAAAGATCGTTATCCGTTGTATAATTCGGGTTTGATGGCCTTCCGTTTCTTAAAAGATACAGATAAGCATTAACTCTAGCCATCGCCCACTGACCTCTAGTCATGCCAGGCCGATGCGATGTTGAAAAAGCACCAGCTCCACGACGATAAACAGCTTTCAAGGCTGCAAGTGTAGCTCTTTTTGAGCCAGCATCCACTTTTTTGTTGTGATTTTCCATTTTTGTCTTCAAAGAAGTAGTGACAGCCTCTGAAAAAGCTACAGATGACCCCGACTCGGCAGATCCTCTAGGGTTTTTGCGTGACCCTCTACGTCTTTCTGATGGCTTTGCTGGTGTTTTACGTGGATCATTGGGTCCAGGTCGGCCATAAGTGACTTTTTCAATGTCAGAATCACCGCTAACAAGCAGATTTTCAGGAATGATCCATAATTTACAAATCGCATTGGGATCAATTTGACCAGAAACTATCTCACAACCTTGACCACCTTCATAAAAAACACAGTTTGAACAAACTAATCCTTCATCTTTGAAAGGATTTTTATCTGCTGGAGCATAATGAGCTCCGTTTCGCCCAGTTGTCTGATCAAACTTACCAAATTTTTCGACTATTGACTCATATCCTTCATATTGAGCGATTTGCATTGGGGAAAGTTCGGGGTGTTCAGACATTTCTTCTTCGTCTTCTATTTCATCATCTTCAGTTTCTTCTTCAGAATCAATTAGTGAGATAAGAATTAAATCTGCTAGATCAAACTTATCTAAAAATTCACTATAAGTATCTAATTCTTCTGCCATAAGAAGTTCATTTAGAAAATCATAAGATGTTTCTTCATCTTCCATTTCTTCATCCTCATCATCGGGGATTGAAACTATACCGTCAGGTATAACGGCAAATCGACACTTACCTTCAGCTTCGACAGATGCTTCTATTATTTTACAAACAGAACCGCCAGCATAAAGAACACAATTTGAACATTTTACGCCGATTTCCTTATCATCATTCTCTTCAGCAGTTTCATAACCAGCCCAAATGCCAGTGCCATCTTCATTAAATTTTCCATATTTTTCTGCAATTGCAATTAGTGCCATTGCAAGCGTTGCTTCATCTTGTGTCAGATCTTCAGCAACTTTTCGTACTTTTCTCCTACTTTTACGAGGATAGCCTTGTTGAGGATTTTTGATACCTGACCCCATAGATCCAGTGGTAACTTCATTTGCTCGTTCAATATCAATATCTCCAATAGCAATTCCCTGAGCAAGGGCTTTTTTACGAGCATCGATCTTGGATGCCTCATCACCAGGTGTGTATGTATAGCATTTACCTGAGTCACCCCATTTGTATCCAGGCTTGCCATTGTCAGAGCATGATTGAATAGGCATAGTAAATCTATTTTATCACAATTACTGATATATTGTATAAAGATTTTCCTGCGTCCAGCGCTGAACCGGGATTTTTACATCTCTGAAATAATGGAAAGCTTCTTCTGAAGAATAGTATATTCTTGCGTAAGCTTTCCTGGCCCCTTCATCGTAGACGGGACATTTGGGGTTTGGATCTAAATATAGCGCCTTAAAATGATATTTATCTTCTTCATAGTGTATGGCGTTAACAACAGTTAGGATTGAATTACAGTAAGGACATGTTTTTTCAGGGTAGGGGAAATCTTTTATAATTCTTCCAAGTAGCATTACTCTTCCTCTGCAAACGGATTACCGAAGGTTTTGTTATTAATAATATAATTAATAACTTCACTAATCCTCTCCTGAGCAATTTCTAAGCCGTCCATCAATGAGTTAAGCTCATCTAATGATAAAAGGTGGTCGTTGTCAGGTGATACCACTACAGTTGCGGGGACATAGCCTTTTTCAAATGGCACTGATTTTACAATTATGTAGAGTGTATCTAGATCCTCTAAATCAATTTTATCATCAAATGGAACTATTCTCATTTTTTGCTTGGCCCCCTCAGCATAGCTGAAACTAGAAGAATTGAATGCCATATAAATATTGGGCCTACAAAACCTGTATCGACTCCAAAAGAAATATTAATCCCGTATTTAAATAATACAGCAAATAATATTACAATTAGAATATAAGAGATAATAATAGCGCTTTTTGTCATATGGACTCTCTTCCGTTCTCAACCCAAGATTTATGGGTGCTTGGGAGAATGCTAGCAAACATTTCTTCTATCTCGAAGGCAAATTTTGCTATTTCTAACTGTGCATTCTCATCATTGCGAAGAGACAGGAAGTTCATCAAACTTCTTGCATTTACTGTCCAAATAAATTCCGTATACTGTCCGACAGGAAGTACAGATCTGGCGAGTTCTTTTGCAATACCAATGTTGAGCAAGTGACGGTATGCTTTCTCGGCTGTAGAATAAACAATTTCAAACTGACGAGTCAGTTCTGAGTGGGCGGCCTCTGGAAATTTCATTGGCTCAAAGCTGTAAGCTCCTGGCTTCCCAACCTGGGTTCTCACATCTTCCTTGTCTGGATAGAAGTAGTCTATTTTTTCTGGAACATAGTATCTCATACTCATTTCATTAAATGATGACCATCTATGCCTAAACCACTCTCTGGCAACAAAGATAGGACACTTAACATGAAACTTGAACACTACGTGTTCAAACGGAGTAGCATGTTTATTTTTGATAAGATAATTAATTAATCCTATAGATTTATCAGTAATTTCATTTTCCTGGGAGGCGAATGAAACTCTTGCGGCATTTACAATGCTAAGATCATCGCCAATAAAATCAATAAGGTTAACCTCACCAGCATTGAGAACTTTCTTGTTAAATTCAATCATGACCTGCTATGTTATCACAGATCTGATCAGAAAAAATTCAAAAAAATTTCTATTTTTCGCATCATTCGGTTTTCAGAAGTGGTACGCTCAGTACGCGTAGCACGCGAAGTTGAACAAATACACATCAAGGTGTATAAGCATACCTAAGTATGCTTTGCATAGAAAGCGTAGTATACTTAGCATATGGAGATTATTGGCTTTGCCGAATCTGACGATTGCGGTTTATTCGCAATTATGGACTCCGATCTGATTTCTATCATGAAGGTTGGAGATGTATATATTGCTGCTACACGATGCGCATATCGAAATACTCCGATTACTTGTGAAATCAGTAAAGATGATGCGCAGATATTCATTTCAAAAGGTGTACAATGTTTGGACATCGAAAAGGAGAATATAGGCAGCACTCATGAAGAAAATTAGTTGGTTTAGTCTCAACAATGTTGATCTAAGCGGCGAACACTGGTTTAGCCAGGGCTATCAGAATGCTGCTGTTAACTCTATTCTGGCCCTTCAAGAAAAGGGTGTTGGTGTTTTTTATAATCGTGATGAAATACCTTTTCATGTTAACTTTTGCCCACCACATTATTATCAGTTGAATAACAAATATAATATTGGCTATACTCCCTGGGAATCTACTATTGTCCCAGACAATTGGAAGTTCAATATGTCTAGGTGCTCAGAGATTTGGGCTACATCTAAGTTTGTTAAAGATGTTTACATAAAAAATAATATTCATCCAAATGTTCATGTTATACCTCATGGTATCTCCGATGAGTTTGAAATCTATGAGCGTGAACTTACTGGAAAATTTAATTTTCTACATGTAGGTGGTGAATCAAAGCGTAAGAATGCTCAAATGGTTGTTGATGCATTTCTTGATTTATATGAAGGTAACGAAGATTATCAGCTTATATTAAAGTACAATAAGTTCTGTTATGCAGATGTTTATCTTGACGGCAGAATACTTCCTGCGCACCACCATCCTCAAATAGTCGGGATCCCAGATTATTTTTCTATTGACCAACTTGTGCGTTTATATCATAAATGTCATTGTTTAGTTTATCCAACTAGCGGTGAAGGTTTTGGTTTAATACCATTTGAAGCTATTGCAACAGGTTTACCAACAATCTGTACAAATTTGACGGGTTGCGCTGATTTTGCGGAAATGTCAATTCCTTTAGATGCAACATGGGGTAAGTCTGATTTTCATGAGCATCTGTATGCATGTGACGTTGGCGACTGGGCGATCCCAGACTATGATCAGTTAATTGATCTTATGGAGCATGTTGTCAATGAGTATGACGACTTTAAGAAATACACTTTAAAATCCGCAAGAATAATCCATTCTGAATTCTCTTGGAGCCGGATTGCTGATAAGATGATCGAACGACTTGATGAGTTCGAAAAAAATTTTTAATTGACCTTAGCATTGTTTGTTTATCAGAAACAATCTAGTTGATACGATTGAATTTACCGGTTTTTTAGGAGGAAGAATGAATATTTTATCTGACGAATTTATTAATTCGTATGCTGACAAAAAAGCACCCTGGGGTTTTAACGGCCTGGGTGAGATTGTTTACAAAAGAACATATGCTAGAGATATTGAAGAACTTGGAAGAAAAGAGTTCTGGCATGAGACTATTGGTCGGTGCATTAACGGAGCGCAGGCTATCGGCGCTGGCTATACAGAAGATGAAGCAAAGAGACTTTTTGATTATATTTTCAATCTGAAAGGAATATTTGCTGGTAGATCACTTTGGCAGTTGGGAACGCCGCTTGTTGAAAAAATGAGTGGTGTTTCACTTGTTAACTGCTGGATGACAACCGTATCATCGGTTGAGGACTTTCAGTTTCTCATGGACCACTTGATGGTTGGTGGTGGTGTAGGTTTTTCGGTTGAAAGATCTATTGTCTACAAGATGCCTAAGATTAAAAAAGTTGATTTTATTAGGCATGAGAGAACAAATGATGCAGACTTTATTGTTCCTGACTCTCGCCAGGGCTGGTCTGCGCTTCTTGGCAAGGTTCTAGCAAGTTATTTTGATACGGGTGAATCTTTCTCTTACAGCACTGTCTTGATTAGAGGGTTTGGCGCTCCACTGAAGACATTTGGCGGTACTGCATCTGGGCCGGAAGTTTTAATTGAAGGCATTAATGATATCTGTAATATCCTTGACAAGCGTGTTGGGAAAGATATTCGATCTGTCGATGCACTGGATATTGCAAATATCATCGGAAAGATCGTTGTAGCCGGCTCTGCTCGAAGATCAGCACAGATTGCTATTGGTGATCCAGATGATATTTTATTTTTAAGAGCGAAGAATTGGGGTCGTGGTGACATTCCTGGTTGGAGAGCTAACTCTAATAACTCTATCTTTGCTGATTCTTATGACGAAATGATTGATGAGTTCTGGAAGGGATATGACGGTTCCGGCGAGCCGTATGGTTTGATTAACAGAAAGTTAATTAGAAAGAATGGTCGTCTTGGTGAAAAGGTAAACGACAGCAAGGTGATCGGAACTAATCCGTGTGGAGAGATTGGTCTTGAAGATGGAGAACCATGTAATCTTGCTGAGATTTTCTTGCCGAATATTTCCTCCAAAGAAGAACTGGTTGACATAAGTAAGTTGCTGTACAAGACGCAGAAGGCAATTACTACTCTTTGGTATCCGTACAAAAAGAGCCGTGATGTCATTGCTAGGAATCGTCGCCTGGGGCAGGGGGTGACAGGCTGGCTTCAGGCAACAGATGAGCAGTTGTCTTGGGTTTCTGATGCCTATGTAGCGCTTAAGGAGTTTGACAAGGAATGGTCCAGTCAGTCTGGGATTAATCCTTCTATCAAGCTTACAACTGTAAAGCCTAGTGGAACGCTGAGTCTTTTGGCAGGTGTTACACCTGGCATTCATCCTGCGTATGCTCAGTACTACATTCGACGGGTAAGAATGGGCAGTAATGATCCTCTAGTTCAGTATTGCCGTGATAAAGGATATAATGTTGTTTATGATGTTGGTCTTGATGGCAAGGAAAATCATATGATGTGTGTTGTTGAGTTTCCTTGTGAGACACCAGAGCATGCAACGCTTGCCAAGGATCTTACGGCAATTCAGCAAATGGAGTGGGTTGTAAAAGCTCAGTCCGAGTGGGCAGATAATAATGTTAGTGTAACGGTATATTACAGAAAAGAAGAACTACCTGATATTCGTCAATGGTTAAGTAAAAACTACTCCAATAAAATCAAGTCTGTCTCTTTCTTGCTCCACAGCGAGCATGGCTTTGCTCTTGCTCCATATGAAGAAATTACAAAAGAAGAGTACAATAAGAAAAAGAATAAAATTAAAGACGTAAATAGTTTTATTGATAATTCAAATAGTCTTTCTATTGAAAGTCTTGAATGTGAAGGCGGGGCTTGTCCTATCAAGTAATACAATCAACAGTGCGATTGGCGAAAAGTGTACCTTGATGGTACACTTTTTGTCATTTATGGTGCTTTTTTATTCAATCTAGTGTATTATATTTTGAATGAGCAACGATTTTGTGGTCAATAAGCAGCTTTGGGTTCCTGAGCGCGCCTTTGGTGTCTGTATTTGGATAATGCCTGATGGTGATCCTCTTTCTGATGGCGATGGATATCTATCGGCTGAAGGCTTTGTAGGCGATGAGGCTATTGAAAAGCGTGTTGCTGAAGCCGCTAAATACTGGACTGGATCCACTGAAGGCCGTGTTGCCTGGGTTCATGGTGCAAGAAAAGTAACTGAGTCTGAGTTGGATGATCAAAAAGCGAGACTTGCCGATGGATACACACCAGATCCTTATGAAGATGCTATTGAAGCCGCTGTGAGAGGTATGAAATAATGGGAACAAGTCATATTGAAGAAGTAGAAGACGGCATTGAAATTGACGAGCTTACTTACTTTCAGATTCTATCAAAAATAGAAAATAATGATCCATTTAAGAAAGTAAAGACTGCAAGTCTTTCAAATAAAATGAAGAGAAGATTCTACAGTCTTCAGAAAAAGTTAACTGGTGAACCCGATGCTGTTGGTACAAAGTACGTCGATCCAGAAGAAGTTGATGGTTATTCTCTTTATGATGTTGTCACACCTCCTTACGATCAAGATACTTTGGCCAATTTGTATGATCAGAGTGCAATCCATAACTCGTCGGTGAATGCCAGAGTTATGAATACTGTTGGTCTTGGCTATGAGTTCATTGAAACAACTAAATCTAGAAGAATGCTAGAAAAAGCCGCTAGTAATCCTGATCGTTTAAGTCGTGTAAGAAAAAATATTCAGAATGAAAAAGAAAAACTTGATGAGATTTTTGAAAATTTGAATGATGAGGAAACCTTCCTTGAGACCATGATTCGTGTCTGGCTTGATGTTATGACGGTCGGTAATGGTTATCTTGAGATAGGTAGAACCAATTCTGGAAAGATTGGATATATTGGCCATGTCCCAGCAACTTTGGTTAGAGTTCGTAGAAAGAGGGATGGTTATGTTCAGATTGCAAAGAGTAACAAAATTCAGGCTGTCTTCTTCAGAAACTTCCAAGATGATGAAACCCCAGATCCGATCAATGCAGATTCTAATCCTAATGAACTAATTCATTTTAAAACCTACTCACCTAATAACACATATTACGGTATTCCTGCTGCTGTTTCTGCGGCCGCAGCAATTGTTGGCGATAAATATGCTAAAGAGTACAACATTGACTATTTTGAAAATAAAGCAATTCCTAGATATGCAATTATCTTGAAGGGTGCAAAACTTAGCGCTAAGTCTAAGCAGGAACTTGTTAATTATTTTAGAAATGAAGTGAAGGGCAGGAATCACGGGACTCTTGTTATCCCTATTCCCTCTTCCATCGGTTCAGATGCCGACATCAAGTTTGAAAAATTAGAAGCTAATGTTCAAGATGCTTCTTTTGATAAATATAGAAAGTCTAACCGAGATGAGATATTGGTTGCTAACCGAGTTCCTGCCCCTAAGGTTGGCGTGTATGATAACGCCAACTTAGCGGTCTCTAGAGATGCCGATAAGACATTCAAGACTCAGGTTATTGGCCCAGATCAGGCTGTTATTGAAAAGAAAATGAATAAAATTATTCAAGAGTTTACTGATCTTGTATATATGAGATTCAAGAGAATTGATCTTGTTGATGAGGACATCCAGTCTCGTATCTATGATAGATATCTGCGAACTGAGGTTGTTAGTCCAAACGAGGTTAGAGGTGAACTTGGTTTGCCGGAAAGAGAGGATGGCGATGTTGTTCTTCCTTTCCCCACCAAGATTAAGAAAGAAGGCCCAGGCGCTCCACCGATGAATAGTAATAATCAATCATCGGCTCCGCCTAAGGCGAGATCTGATACGCCTGCTGGCGCTAGCGATGCTAATGCTACAGGTGATAGAGCTGAAAGAGGTCAGGAACAAGATGCTGGCCGTAATACGGAGGTTTAATAATGAGTATGGGTATTGTTTATAGCAATGGCGCTTTGACGGATGGTGATGGTGAAATCCAATTGCCTGGTCA